CACGACCAGCGGGCGACCCGGCGCCCCCTGCGCGGCCGCCAGCGCCGGGATGGCGAGCGTCGGCACTGTCAGCAGCTCAGGCGATAATCCACCTGGCCGGATGTCCAGGTGCAGTTGAGGCGGTACAGGACGCCCTCCTCGCCTTCCCATGTCCAGGTGGAGACCGGCGCGGTGAAGCTGCGGGCGATCAGGCCATCCGCCGTGAAAACGGGATGCCAGGTGGCGCCGCCATCGAAACTGCGCTGGACGGCAACCGTGGCGCCAAAGGTGCCGCTGAGCGTGATGTTGATGGTACCGCGCCCGCGCAAGGCCGGGCTCTGGCCGCTGGCGGTGAAGCTGCCCTCGACGCGGCCGATGCCGATGTCGTCGCTGCTGGGGGTGGGCTTGCCCATGGCGGTCTCCGCTCCGGTGCAGCGGCGGGCCCGCAGGCCCGCCGCCGTCGCCGCACGCTCAGTCGGTGTTGGTCATGGTCAGGGCGAGCGTGTCGGTGACGTCCACCACGCCGCCGCTGTTCTGGCGGACGACGTGGAAGCCCGCGGTCTGCGGCACGCCCGAGCTGTTGATCGTCACCCGCAGGATGATGTCGCCGAGGCGCAGCAGGTCGGCCGCGCCGTTGAAGTAGCCGGTGGTATCCACGGTCGCGGCGCTGTCCTCGGTGCGGTACAGCCACACGGTGAAGGCACCGTTGCCGACGCCGCTGGTGGCCTCGCCGGAGCCCTGCGGCGCCGGCTTGTTGCCGCCGAGCCGATCGAGATTGCGCAGGTTGAGCGGCATGTCAGCTCTCCGTCGTCTCGAACTCGAGGATGCCGTCGGGGTCGATGACGGCGGCGCCGGCCTTGAGGTACTGGTTGGCCAGCCAGCTCGTCATCTCCGCGACCCAATCCACCCGCACGGGCCCATCGAGCGCGACGGCGAGGCCCACCGCGTCCTCATCCCACGCGAAGTTGGTGCGGGTTGTGCCGCTCTTGGGCAGGCCGCCTTCGGCGCGCGTCTCGATGACGTGCCATTTGATCCCGTAGAGGTCGGGGATGCGGCCCGTGCTGACCACGCCGCGCTCGACGAAGTCGTTGGAGCTGAAGCGCGTCTCGCCGGAGATGTCCTGCTTGCCCCAGGCGCTGATCGCCGCATGGCGCTTGCCCGTCGGCACGCCGCGATCGTCGAAGAAGCGGACGATCTGGCGGATCTTGGCATCGGTGAGGCCCACGCTGCCATGGACGATGCTGGCGGCGCCGACGGAGACGACCGCGTCGATGATCATCTGGTCGGTGCGCCGGCCGATGGCCATGGCGATGTTGTTGGCGACGACGCGCTGCTCATCGATGGTGGTGGCCGCCTGGTCGAAGACGTCCGTGTATTCCGGCGCGTTCCAGTCGGTGAGCGTGACATCGATGGGCACATAGGTGGTGTTCATCGGCTGCACGCGCGTCTGGGGCAGGCGGGGCGAGGCGATGCCGCGATTGACGCGATAGAAGCGCGCCGTGCTGGCGCCCTTGACGTCCTTGAAGCGCACGGCGTTGCGCAGGCCGCCGCCGGTCTGGTAGGCGGCCTTGACCATGTTGTCGAACATGGTCTGGAAGAGAACGGGAAGACCGGTGCTCATGGGCCCGGTGCACCTCCGAATGACGGGTTGACGTGCCCGCGATCCGATAGGCCACCGGTGCCAGGGGTCGGCGAGGCGCCGATAGGCCCGCCCGGAGGGTCGTCCGCTTCCGGCGCTGACGCGCGCCAGCCTTGCGGCCCGTCTTTCCGGGCGGTCAGTCGGAGAAAGGCGCCGGAGCGGTTGCCCGCCCCGGCGAGGTAGCGGAGCAGAAAGTCCAAGGCCGCTTCTCTGCGACAGCTCATGGCTAGCGCGCTGAATCGGCAATGCAAGTCATTTCTCGTGAGCCGCGCGCGGCTAGCGCGCCGCGAGCAGCCCGCGCTTTTCCAGCCGCTCCAGCTCGCGCCGCGCGCGCGCCACCTTGGCGTCGTCGCCGGTGCGGAACCCCTCCTGCATCAGGCGGTTGGCATCCTCCAGGCTCATTTCGCCGTCGCCGAGCGCCTCGGTCGGGATGGGCTTTTCGCCCAGCCGCGCGCGCAGCTTGCCGAGCGCGCGGATGCCCTCGGCGGTGCCGATCGCCTTCAGCGCGTCGCGCTCGGCCTCGGTGAACTCGCCGCGCGCCACCATGCCGTTCAGCCAGCTCAGCGTGTCCCGCGCCACCTGGCGGCCATGCGGGCCGAGCTTGGCGAATTCCGCCTCCGCCATGGCGCGCCGCGCCTCGGGGTCCACCGGCTCGGGCAGGGAGGCGACGACCTGCCGCAGCAGCGGCGCGGCGATCGCCTCCAACTGCTTCTGGCTGACGCCGGCGGCATGGGCGGCGCTGCGCACCTCCGGCCACAGCGTGTCATTGGGGCCGCCGATCAGCCCCTCGGGCAGGCCTTCCACGACGGGCACGGTGTAGCCCTCGGGCTTGGCGGGCGGCTTGTGCTGGCCGCGGCTGATCTGGGCGCGGAGGTCTCGCCAGCTCTTCACCAGGTCGTCGGTGCGCAACGCGCCCTTCTCCGCATCCCAGAACTGCTCGGGGATGTGCTCGGGGCGGCGGGGCTTGCCGTCCTCGCCGGGCTGCGTGTCGGCGCCGGCGGCGGCGGCGTCCTCGCCGAGCTCGTCCAGCAGCCCGGGCACGCCGGCGGGCGGCGTGGCGGCGGGCGCGCCAGCGCCGCTGGCGGCGGCGGGCTCGGTTGCGCCCTGGGGCGCGCCGTCGGGCGCGCGGCAGGGGACGATGGATCGCAGCAGCATGCGTCAGGTCTCCGGCGGGGATTGGGGGAAGACGGCGGCCACCAGGTCGCGCCAGACCTTCTTGGCGCCCTCCTGATAGGCCGCCTGGTCGAAGGTCATGCCCGGGATGAAGGAGGGCTTGGCCATCTCCTCCCGGTAGCGGTTCAGCAGCCAGGCGCGCGCCTGATCGGTGGCGAAGGCGGCGCGCGTCTCGCGCGCGCGGATGGCCGCGACGGATTCGTGCTCCTCGCCGATCGGCACGCCGGCGCGCGGCGCGAAGGGGTTGAAGTCGTTCATGGCGTGGCGTTCTCCTGCGGCGGCGGTTGCATGACGCCCTTGGCGACCTGGCCGAGCACCTGGGCCACGGCAGGGGAGGCCAGCAACTGCCGCAGCTGCTGCGCCTGCTCCGCCTGGCTGTCCTGCTGCTGCAATTCGGCCTGGGTCGGGATCAGCGATTGCGGCACGCCCATGCGGTCCGCGACGAAGCGCCCCGCGCGATCGAGCGCGACGCCGGATTGCACCAGGCGCTGGCCCATCTCGCCCAGGCTCATCGCGCCGGCGAGGAAGGACATGACCGCTTGCGCCTCGCCCATGTCCTGCGCGCGGGCCAGCGGGCTGGTGGCGCGGATGCGGATGGCATCGTCGCTGATCAGCTTCATCAGGTCGCCGAACCCGTCCTCGGCGAACTCGCCGGCTTCGTCCAGGATGTCCAGGCAGCGGGTGAAGATGGGCGCGACCGCATCGGCCTGCAGGCGGCCGAAGGCGCCGGTGTCCTGCTGGAACTTGCGCACCCGCTCGATGATCTCGGTGGCGGTCACGCCGGCCACCACCTCGGGCGGCAGGGGATCGTCGAACATCACCTGGCGGATGGCCGTGCGGAGCTGATCGCGCAGGATCTCCGACAGTTGGAAATTGCTGCCCGAGGTCAGCCGGTCCAGGCTGCGGCCGCCGACGCCGCCATTGCTGCGCACCGGGATGATGCTGCCCGGCACCAGCCGCACCGTGGACGGGTTGAGCACGCCGTCATCCGCCGCCGTCCAGATGCCCGCCACCTCGATACTGGCGGAGACGAGGAACAGTTCCACCAGCTTGTTGAGCGTGCGGATGTCGGGCAGCGCCTGGGCGAGCGGCCCGCGGCCATAGACCTCGCCGGGGCTCTTGGTCCAGCGCACGACGATCCAGGGCATGGTGCGATAAGTGCGGCTGACGATGCGCGCCTTCTCGGCCGGCACGATGACGTCGAAGTGGTAGATGTCCTCTTCGTCGTCGTAGTAGGTGCATTGCGTCAGCTCGATTTCCGTCTCGGGGTCCTTGGCGATGGCGTCCGCGATCGGCTTCGGCAGCGCCTTGGCGTCGGGGTAGAGGCGGCTGATCAGGCGCCCGGCGGGCTTCTGGTCCAGGAAGACGGCCTCGACCACGCCCCAGGGGCCTTCCTCGATGCCGACATGGGCCGAGGGATGGCAGGAGAAGCGCAGCAGCGGCCCGCGCGCGCGCCGCATCATCTGGCGCCCGTTCTCGATCAGCAGGCAGCCCGTGCCGGCGGCGATCTCGTGGCACAGTTCGTTGGCGGCGAGATCGAAATTGGACTCGTGGATGCGCGCGAAGATGCGCTCGGTCAGCCGCTCGAGTTCCACCTTGACCGCGTCGGCGCCCGGCTGCTGCGCCTTGTCGGGCGGCAGCGCGGCCGTGGCCCATCGCGCCTGCGGCGGGAACATGGCCTGCTGCAGGCGGTTGGCGAAGCGCGGCGTGGCCACCACGGCGGTCGAATCATAGACCACGGGCGCGACGCGGTCCTGGCCGGGCGCGTAGCTGTTCCAGGCGTCGCGCTCGGGCATGGCGTAGCGGTTGACCTCGCGCATCAGGGCGGCGTGCTGGTCGCGCTTGGCGCGCGCGCGCTTGGCCCGCTCGAGCAGGCTTTCGACGGTTGCCTGGGCCATGTCAGCCGCCCAGCTTGCTCTGCGTGCCGGGCACGCCGGTCTCGTCGGCGAAGACCAGCAGGTTGCGCCCCATGGCGGCGCGGGCGCGGCGGCGCACCTGCTCCCGCTGGCGCACCTCCTCCCGCTGGCGCATATCCGCCTCGCGCCTGGCGTTCTGTTCCTGCTGCTGCGTCAGGGCGGCGCGCTGTTGCTCGAGCGCGCCGCGCTGTTCCTCGAGCGCGCGCTCCTGCATCAGGATGGCGCTGTTGTCGGGCTTGGGCGGCGAGAAAAGATTGCCGATGGCTTTTGCGACTCCGCTCATGACACGGGCTCCGGGGCTGTGATCAGAACGCGGGGGGCTCCCGCGCGGGTGAGGTGCCGCGCCAGTTGGCGCGGGGTGAGCAGGAAGGGCTTGCGGATGCCGAGCAGCGCCTTGACCGTCTCCACGCAGGTCATGGGGCCGCGCAGCGCGCCGCGCGGCTCGGCGCGCTGGCGCTCGTCCCACACCGCCAGCATGACGGCGCCCGCTTCCTCGGCCAGGCGCCGCGCGATGAAGTCCGGCGGATAGGGGGCGAAGTCGGCCTGGAGCGTCACGCCCTCCTGGTTGACGATGACGCTGCCGGTTGTCGCGCCGCGGAACGCCACGACGTGCCGGTAGGCGGGATGCAGCAGCGCGGACCACCACGCCGGCCGCCGCAGGCCGCGCGCCGGGAAGAAGGCGACGATCCAGCAGTCATGGCGATGGGCGAGCGCGTCCACCGGGATGATGCCGGCCATGGTCACCGCCGCGACGTGCCGGCGGGCTCGCCGGGACCGACGGGGGCCGTGCTCTGCTGGCGCCAGCGATCATCGCGCCAGAAGCTGCGCAGGATGGCTTCAAGGTGCGCCTCGGGCTCCTGGTCATGCGCTTTGGCGCGCTGCGTCAGGTAGTCATGGAACAGCGGCTTGAGCCGCACCGTGACGGGGATGCGGTCGTCGTCCAGCGGCGGTCGGATCTGCGCGGATTCGCCCAGGGTGTCGCTCATGGTCGGAAGGCTCCGGGTGCGAAGGGGTTGAACCGGGTCTCAGCGATCGCCGGCCGGAAGCCGGCGGTGCGCGCGGTCTGCCGCGCGATCACCTCGTGATAGGCGCCGCCGTCGAGCGCGGCGTATTGCGCCGCCTCCACCAGGTGGGACGCCCAATTCTTCAGGACATGGGCGGTGCGCCGCCCGGCGGTGACGACGAAGCGGTAGTCGCTGGTCAGCGCGCGCTTGATCAGGCGGCAGGTGGGGCAGACGAGAAAGGCCGGTGTGCGCGCATCGATCAGCCGCAGCATGGGCCAGCGCAGCGCCTCCTGCCGCACCGTGGGATCATTGGTGGGCGCGGCGGTCACCGGGATGGCGGCGACGCGCGCGACGGTCTCGATCCAGCTCGCCTCGCCCCTGGCCCTGTCGGCGCCGTAAGCCGCGGAGGGATCGGCGATGCCGCGCGCGCGGTGGCCGCGGAATCGCTCGCTGGCCAGCAGCTCGGCCAGCACCTCGCCGAAGCGGGTGGGGCCGGTGATGCTGCCGTGTTCCTTGGCGTGGGTGGACAGTTCGGCGAGGATGCGGCGCTGGCCGTTGGCCGCATGCTGCATGATGACGGCGGCGGGCGTGCCGCCGGCGTCCATGCCGATGATCAGCGGGCGGCCGGGGATGGGCGCCAGCGGCTCCGGTGCGACCATGCGGTCCGGGTCGAAGTCGTCGGCATAGACGGCCTCGGCGGCCTGGCTCAGGCCCGGGATGTTCTCGATGAAGCGCTTGCGCTGGAAGGGCCGCATCGTCTCGGCCATCTGGCGGTAGTAGTGCGGGCCGAGGACCGCGAGGTTCTCCGCCCGGTCGGACAGGCCGGAGGGCTGCACGTAGAGCGTCCAGTTGGGGCGCGGCTCGTCGATGAAGTCGCGGACGATCCAGTTGCCTTCCTCGGGCGCGTTGCACGCGCCCCACACCATCTTGGGGTTGCGCGCCAGCGTGGCGGAGGGGTAGCGGCCCGCGCGCTGATAGGAGAACTCGAGGATGTCCTCTGGCGCGGTGTCCACCTCGTCCACGAAGATGAAGCTGGGCTCGTAGCCGCGCAGCGCCTCCTCCACGCGCAGCTCGCCGAGCGCCATGAACTCGACCCGCAGCTCGATGCGGCCGCCGGCTGGATGGGCCAGCACCAGGTCATGCGTGGCCGGATCGCCGGCGGCGCCGCGCCAGACGCCCATGGTGCGCGGAAACCAGCGGGTCCAGCTCGGGATGGTGGTTTTTTCGAGGTCCTTGTAGAGGCGGCGCACCACGCCGAACTTCACCTGGCGCAGGCCGGGTGCGGTCTCCGGCCAGGCATAGGCGGCATAGATGCCGCGCCACAGCGCCGCCGTGGTCTTGCCGCCGCCCACCGGCCCCATGATGACGCTGATCGGGTCCTGCGATTCCGCGAAGGCCTGCGCCACGGGGCCGGGCGGCTGCCAGGTGGGGGTCACGTCCCCGTCTCCTCTTCCGCTTGGCCCAGCACGACGTGGAGCGGCACCAGCAGGCAGCGCGACGTCTTGGCGCCGAAGCGCATCTCCCGGTGCGGCATGGCGTCGGGCGCTTCTTCCAGCGCGGTGCGCCAGGCGCCGGCGGTGCCGGCCCGCGCCGCCCAGGGCGTGCGCTGGAACAGGCTGGCGAGCGTCGCATGGGCGTTGGCGATGGCGAGATGCCCCACCACGTCGCCCGTATCCGGGTCGCGGATGGGCCGGCCCTGCTGGTCCCGCATGGGCACCACGCGCAGCCCCAGCGCGGCCAGGCCGCCGGCGGCGTCGGCCATTTCCTGCGCGGTCGGTCGGCGCAGTTGGCCTTCCTCGTCGCGCATGACCATGCGCCCGGCGGCCTGCGCGATCAGCCCGCCGATATCCGTCAGCCTGCCGCCACGCCATTGCGGCGCCTGCATGGTGCAGAGATGGCCGAGGCAGCGGCTCCACTCCGGCTCCTCCTCCGCGCGATCGGCGCGGGTGGCTTCCGCCACCTGCCCGGCGATCTCGGCCAAGGTGTCGCTGTCCGGCGGCGCGTCGTGCAGCGCGACATCGGCCGCCGCGAGCAGGGTGGCGTAGAGGTCGGCGCCGCGGTTATCGAGGCCGGCCGCCACCACCGCCTCGCGCCAGGCCTCGAGCCGCTCCTGGAACTCCGCCCAATTGTCGATCATCCGCTTGTGCAGGCGCTGGCCCAGCAGCCAAAGCTCGTCGCGCGCCAGCCGGGGCGCGCGCCCGGCGGGGTTCTTCTTGAGCTGGATGGGCGCGATGCGCGACAGGTCGGCCGTCTTGAAGCTCGGCCGCAGGATGGACGAATAGAATCCGCTGAAGCGGATGGCATGCATGACGGTGCCGTGGTTCTCGGTGGATCGCAGGCTGCTGCCGCCGGTGAAGGCGGAGCGCGCAAGGTCGATGACGCTGTTGAGCTTGGTGTTGTCCTCGGACGGCTCGGCCTCGTCGTAGAACAGTGCGATGGCGTCCTGCTGCATCCGCGCGCGGATGCCGGCGGGCGTCGGATCATCCGTGACGATGCAGCTTTCGCCTTCGTGCAGCAGTTGGGCGAGGAGGCGCTTGACCAGCGTGGACTTGCCGCAGCCGCGCTCGCCGGTGAACCAGACCTGCGGTCGCGCCTCGAGCGCGCCGCATAGCCACGCCGCGCAGACCGCGCCGACGACCAGGCGCGGATCGAGCTCGGGGCGGCGCCAGTTCCAGCAGCGCAGCAGCCTTTCGAGCTCGGCGGCCGGGCCATCGGGGCCGGCCGGCTGGCGTTCGCGGGCCGGCGGCGTGCGGGCCGGGCGGCGGACATAGATGTGCTGGTCACGCTTGCCCGGCCGCTCGGTGACCTTCCCGTTCAGGATGACATTGCCGAGATGGACCAGCAGGGCATTGTCCTGGCCGAGCCAGGCGCCATTGCCGCGGAGGCATTCCGGCCCGGCGAAGGGGCCTTCCTCATCGCAGGCCTGCATGATGGCCTCGGCCACCTTGTCCGGCGCCCAGCTTTTCGGCTTCTGGGTCTTCTCGTCGAACGCCTTGGCCCAGGCGCGCTGCGTGAGCAGATAGGGCGACATGCGCCCGAAAAGGCCGGCGATCGTGTTCTTCGACAGCGCGCGGCATTCGATCTGCACATAGGATTGCGCGCTGTCCAGAAGGTGGAGCATCAGCCCGTTCTTGCCGAGCGGCGTGATCGGGCAATCGTCGGGCAGGTAGCCGCCGCCTGCCGTCTTTCTGGACGCCGGCGCGTTGCGCAGCCGCTGCCCGATCTGCGTGATCTTGGGGTCGTCACTCATGGCTGCGGCTCCCAAGCGCGGCAAGCGCCAGCCAATACCGCCGGCGCCGATCATCGGCGCCGTTCATCCCGCCGTTGATCGCCACGGTGATCGCGTCGAAGTCTCCCGCGTCGGCCAGGGCGTTCAATCCCCGTGTGCCCCAGAACCAGGCGGCGGCCCAGGCGGCGCCCTCGCGCGTGGTCAGCCAATCCGGCACCTGTTCGACCGGCATCCCGCGCGCCGTCGCGATCTCGGCGCAGTTGGCGCGGCCGGTGACCTGCATGATCCCCGCGCCGCGATAGCGCCACCCGTCGCCGCTACCCTCCGGCGCGTTGCCCATCCGACCGCCATAAGCACGCTCGGCAATCGCGCGCTGATCGGCCGGCTTGCCTGGGCGGCGCCCCATCGCCTCGGCGCTGGCTAAGTCGAAGCGCCGAGGCCAGGTCGCCAGCAACGCCTCGGGTGTATAGTCCAGGCTCTCGCGCAGCCGTCGGAATCCGCCGCTCTCATGCGCGCATTGCGCCAGGAACGCCGCGAGCCGCTTCGGCGTGGCGATGCCGCGCTCACGGCACGGCCCGATCAACGCCTCCGTCCACGCCGCCGCGTCCGGCACCTGCAGCGCGTCCAGGATGCACATGATCCAGCGCCTCATCTCGGCGTCATCCTCCCGCTGCGGCGGCGCGGGTGGGGGCTCGGGGCGGCGCAGCCTGGCCAGCAGATCGCCGAGCCAGCTCATCGCCGCCCCGCCCCGTTTCCCAGAAGCTGCTCCCGCACCT